CGGTTGATTGGAGAGTATCAGCAGTGTACCTACAAATCCGCGGGCTAACAGGTAATCCTGACCCCAATCCCCAGCCCCCGGCGCAATCAGAAACCAATCGAAGTCAATCTGCAGGTACGGATTGTATCCAATATAGTTGCCGGCAACATCGTATATGTACGTCGCCTGGCGCGGCACTTTCAGGGTAAAACCAATCCAATGCCCTGAAAATTCCACTGGATCAAAGCCCGACGGGTCTCCGTTGTAAAAATCCAGCGTGTGGCACGAGTTGCCTGGAATAGGCGGCAGAAAATCCAACCGGCCGTTCACTTTCGGGTTAATGTCAACACTGCTCTGGCCCACGCTGAAAATGGGCACCAGATATGTGCCTGTTGGATAAGAAGCCGAGGTGATGCCCGGAGCCACCAAGGCCCGGATCGTAAAAACATACATCTCCGTTTCCGGATCGTAGTAGAGGGTTTCAAAATTTTCGCTTAATTCCCGTCCTGCCGCCACCGGATCGAGCGTAAGAGATTCCAAACGGGGGGAATCCGGATAAGTCCAGACGTCAGCATCGCCCTCCGTCCACACCTCGAATCCGTCCGGGAAGGGATTCGTATAGGGACCAGAAGGCTCCAAAGGACAAGGCCGTTCCGGCCAGTGTACCGTGAAGGATAGGCCTCCTCCCCAGGCTCCCGGCAAGAATATCAAGAAAAGGAGGAAGACAAGCGCAATCATCTGGTATCCCTCAAACGTAAAGTCCCTTTGGCCTTCATATCCGTCGTGAACCAGCAATAGGGTTGATAAATGGAGATAAACCCGTCCACCGTCACCGTCGCGCACCGCACGGTAAAGGATAACTGTCCCCAGGCGGGCGCAGATAGATAAAGAATAAATATCAATAACAGACTATGGCGTAGCCTTAACAATCTTTGCTACCCCCACCGCCATCATATTGGTATCAAACCATTGATATGGCTGATATACCCGGAAACCCGAATAATTCTTCCCATCCGAGGATACGAGTTCTATACATCGCCGTGGGATGGGAATCCCCATAATCAACATCACGATATCATCAATGGCGTATCCATCTGGAATATCTGGAATGGTGAGCTCTTGTAAATTACTATCCTGGGGAATGGGTATGGCAAATGGCATGTCATACAACCCAGGCATTTCAATAACTATTTCCAAATTGGTTTCATATTTATAAGACGCAATCTCAACCCATTTTCTTCGGCCATCAATTAATTCCAGGGAATAATGGCACGTGGCCCCGCGTATCATATCCCCCAACAATAGATCATCCCTATCAGGATCCGGCAATTCCGTAAATTCGGAGGCCCCACGGATGGGGGCGCGAAATATCCACTGCACATACAAATTATGGCCAAACTGGGCGTCGTCGGGCCATATATTCTCCCAACGCTCCCAGTATGGCTGGGCCATGATTGCCATCAAAACAACGGCCGCAACATTCATGAACCAAAATTAACCTTAATCGTCATCCCCACGTTGGCCATCGCGGTTGCCCCGTCCGAAGTGGGAATAATAGCAATCACCACATACAATCATTCCCAATCTCTTCATCGTATCCTCCTTATAACTCGATTGGAGTATAAATAAAGTCACAATATCTATCCTTGGGAAATACGGGAGCAGCGTGGCTGCCATTGTCCTGAATTATGGTATAATACCCCTTCGCATCTTGTATCTCATTGTAATGAATGCCGGGAATCCGTACGGCCTGGCCATTCACGACCACATATGAACTTCCGGGGACATATGCTGGCACCGTAATCCAGGACTTATCCCCCGTGCCGGTAAAACGGTATATCTGAACCGGCCGTTTCAATCGCTTTAACAAGGTATTCATGGATTGCAGGGCGCGGCGCAATTCGGTCCGGTGCAATCCAGGTACGGATTTCAGTCTCATCCCGCCCTCCGCCGTCCATTGCGCTGGATCACGGCATTTATTTCTTCCACCGCCCAGGGCGATGTAATATAGGATCCATGCAACAATAGATTCATGTATGCACCCCTGGCCATGGGCCGGTTGGTTAGATTAACCCCACTACGCCACAATCCGCGAGCAATAGTTCGTGCATCCAATGTTAGTTCTGCGCTGTCCGCCACGTGAACAAACCAATATACCCCACCAGATCTGGCCCCCAATGTGCATGATATCTCGGCCAGGGTACCATCCATATAACTGCTACCACCCAGGCTAATGGGGCCATATACAACATAACTCTTGATCCCATCCCCCTCATCGGTCCCGAGGGATTGAAAGTACCGGCGGATATATCCATCCCGGCTCCCAAGTAATACGGCCGTCTCGGCCGCAATATTGGATTTAAAGCTATACAATGCCGTTGGCTCATAGTCCGGATTGGTATCCATGGGCCAGAATGATTTATATTCCCAATCTATCCACCAGTGATACATATTCCCCTTGGGATCTTCTGGCGTCACATATAAATGAATTCCCTGATCGCGGATATCGTAGGCCATTGTGACCGTATACAAATCGGGATCAATATCCAGCAACTCCTGTGGAAGCTTGGTTCTGGATAAGGGAGTGGGGGGGCTCTCCGCCCCCGGGGAAAGCACATACAATCCATCCCGGCTCAGAAAAACAATTTCCCCCACGGGCGATTTGCACCAAGCCGATGGACCGATAATTCCAACCTCACGGCTTAGATTATCGATTTGCCCATCATAACCGGGATCACCGCGCAATACCCACAGGGAGTTGGAACAACCAAATACCAAATAATCATCATTGTGTGGAATAAGCGCGGTAATGAATTCCCCGATTTCCCCCGCGTCGGAGTTCATCCCCGCCACGGCGCGGCCCACATCATCCCCGGGAATGCCGTAATCCCAATCCGTGGGATCCCCATCCCGGGACATGAACCAGGTATTCTCATGGGCAAAAACCAGCCGGTCCCGATAAACGCATACCAATTCACAATTCTGGGGAACTTCTCCCTTGGGTTCCCCATCATCATAAAATCCGGCCCGCAATTCCGTGAATAATCCACTAGGGCCGTCATATACCTTGGGATATAAACCATCCGCGATGTACAACTTCTGGCAACGTTCAGCCGATTGAAGTAATCGATCGGAAGATAAGATTATTTCGGATTCCACTTCATCGAATTCATGATTAACATTCTCGACATATAATTTCCCACCCGACGATGCCACCAAAAATGTACGTGTCTTGGGAACCGATGACTCAACATAATATTGAATCCGGAATCCATCAACCAGGCATATCCCTCCCGCATTCGTGCAATTCATGCTAAACGCGAACCGGGTGCCCGCATTGGACCCCAGGGTTCCGGCAATGCTTTGACTAATTAATTGCTTCCCATAAAACGTGCAGGTCAAATTATCGCCGTTAATGTAAAGCGTAAACCATCCCACCGCAGCAAACCCAATCTCACCCGTGGAGAATTCCACCTCGGTGGTCTCCCCCTCTTCTCCCCCATTGTGAATAATCAGGGAACCTGAATATTCACCCGTATTTCCACTCAACACCAGCTTGGCCTCAATTCCATCCTGGGTTGGATCGGGATTGTCATCATTTAATCTGGCATACAGGGAATATGAGCCGTGATGTTTATTTTTCCATGGGGTAATTAATATCCCTATGGAATAGGGCATGGAATCCAAGTAAGTCATCTTTTTTAGAACCAGGCCCGCATTTTCCTTATATTCCAGATTGCTAGTATCCCATGGGAAATAATCAGGGGATTCCCCAATCCATTCCGCCTCCTCCCATTGATTACCCAACGTGGACTTCTCAAAATAATCAGTCCAATGACGAAAGCCATCATCGGCCGCCACGGTCAAGCTATTGAGCAGCCGAATAGGATCGCCATTGCCAATCTGAGATCCATACGCCTTGCCCAATCCTGGACGGGATCCGCCACGCATGCGGCGCTTAAATGCATCACGCGGACGGACATTCAGGCAATCGGGAGTGGTATAGGGGGGTTGTTGATTGTAGGAAACGCTTCTGTCCAACCCCCCTAGCGGGAATACGAGGTTTGTAACCTTACGTGGAGGCATGATTACACAATGGTAATGTTAATCGCGTCAAAATTGGAAGCCGAGGAATTGCCCTGATTCTGATACCAGACACCATCGGGAGGAGTACCATCCGTATGAAAGAACAAGGCGCCCGGAGCCCAGCCTGTACTACTATCGGCGGGAACATCCTCGCCCCATCCAATCAAATACCCAACCCCGGGAACATTAAATGCCTTTCCGGTTTCCTGAAACTTCGCGTAACGCAACTCATACGGCAGATTGTGAACACCCATTTCCAATCCTCCTGTTTATAAAATCTGCTCATCATTATAAAACAATTTGGTGTTATACCGGCGTGGAATGCTAAATACATCATCCACCCGGCTATTGCTATTATAACCCAAATAATCGGGTGTGGAATTTTTTAAATCTATGTCAATGCTGCGAGCCAGGTGATCATAAAACAATTGTGTCTGCACTCCCCTTTCCTCGTTTTTTTGTTGTTCCGCGATTGCCAAGCAAGATTGCTTAATCGTTTCCGCATGAATCGCGCCACCCAGGGGATATGGATTATTCGTTCGCAACGCGTCTTGCAATACCTGATACCGGTAATACAGCGTGTAATCACTATCTGGAGTGGGCCAAAATTGTACCTGATACCTCGTGGGAGATGCCTCTTCGATAACGGGCACGACGGCCGCCTTTTGCGGCATGCCTGACAATGCCTGCGTTTGGCGCAATCGCCGGATATCATATTCCCCCACAATGGTGATCTTAAAAAATCCACCACTAGGACCATATGAGAACTTGCTAATCATTCCGCCATAATTGTCGGGCAAATCATAATCGCTAACCTCGGACTCTATTTCAAGCGTTTCCACGGGTTGCAAAAATGACCAAACATGAGCATTAGCCTGACCCGGCAATGGGGGTGGATTATAAAATTGCCTCATTCCACTATCCAATACATCGTGGATTTCCGCCAACATCTCAGTGGTCCACTGCGTGGAGTCGGAACCATACCCCAGGTACCGGCCTATAATGCTAATCAGCATTGTGTAATCTAGGGAAAGAGTTGATTCAGCCATCTTTAATTGTTACCAATTCATGCGGATATTCCGCGTAACGCGGCGGGGAATCATTGGTACGAATCCTAATCTTCCCATTTTCCGCAATCCGCAAATATACTCCATCAAATTCTCCTTCATCCGTCCGAATTAATACCGGCGTTCCTGGTTGCATATCAAGCCAAATATCGTTTACCGCAGTTTCGGCAACTTCTTCCGATGAATCCTTCGGATTATCCGCCTCTTCCGGTACGGATTTAACGTAACCGTGTAATTCCGCGATGAGGGCCGCGATGGCCACACATTGCGGAGGCAAAACACCACCACCAAGCCGATTATAAAAAAGCTGAAGCCTATCATATAACTTCTCCAGCTCCGGCGGAATTGTATCGATTTTCAGAATATCCCTGATGTATGATTCCAGGTAATCAATCATGCTGAAACCTCATTAAAGATATGGCGGGGGAGAGAAAGTACCCCTCCCTCGCCCAGAACATTATTACGAAGCAGTCAAGGTAACGCCACCCATGGCATGATCCAGTTTCCAATCATTACCATACCAGGTGAGATAAATCCCCTCACCGGCCGCGTCCATGGCCGCCGTAAACAAAACCGTGGAATCATTGGCCTGGACACCATTTACCGTGATAATGACATCCTT